GAAACAAGATTAGGATATGGACGTATAGGTGATAAACTGTATAATTTAGATAATGAAGAAGAACGAAAGAAATACTTTGAAGATAATAGAAATAGAGGTATATTTTCAATAGATCCATTAGAAGCAGCTGTGGGTGGAGAAGTAAAAGGCCCCGGTACAGGAACCAGCGATTCAGTTCCTGCTAGACTATCAGACGGTGAGTTTGTATTAACTGCAAAAGCTGTCCGTGGTGCAGGTGGTGGCGATAGAAATATTGGTGCTGCTAGAATGTATGATATGATGTCACAACTAGAAGGAGCCGCATAATGGCAACACAAACAGTTGAACAAACCGTAAGATTACCAGAATTTCAAGAAAAATTTTTAGCAGATATATTTGCTAGTGCAAAGGCGTTGACGGGTGAAGGTTCACAAATGCCTTTTGCTGAACAGAAATTAGCAGGACTTTCAGAGGGACAGCAAAAAGCAATAGCATCAGCACTTCAAGGTGTAGGATCTTTTGCACCTTTTCTGCAACAAGGAACAGAGGCTCTTGGTCAAGGGATTGGGCAACTAGGAACTGCACAAGAATATGTCGCTGGTGCAGGAATAGATCCAACGAGCTATCAACAGTTCATGGATCCTTTTATGGAAGATGTCATTGCAAAAACTCAACAAGATATTGCAGATAAAGGTGCACAACAACAACTGCAAGCACAAGCAGGAGCCGTTGGATCAGGTGCGTTTGGCGGATCAAGACAAGCAGTATTACAAGGACAGATAGCTGCTGATGTCATGGATCAACAAGCAAGAACTGGTGCACAATTAAGATCGCAAGGATTTCAACAAGCACAAAACTTAGCACAACAAGCTGCACAACAACAATTAAAACAAGCACAACTTACAGGTCAGTTGGGTCAGACTGTTGGAGCGTTGGGAACGCAAGTAGCAGGATTAGGTCAACTAGGACAACAAATGGGTGTTCAAGACATTAATACATTATTAGGAATCGGTGGACTACAACAACAGCAAGGACAAAAACAACTTGATATTGATAAAGCAAACATACTGGCAGAACAATCATTACCTTTTCAGCAAATTGGATTTTTATCTGATATCTTTAGAGGCGTGCCAGCACTACAACAGACCTTTTCCAAAACTACAACACCTCCTCCAAGCACTAGTTCACAATTATTGGGTCTTGCACAAGCAGGTATCGGTGCTTTTGGTTTAATGAATCAAGGAAAAGGTTTTCCAGGTTTCGGGAGAGCTTAATGGATGATCCACTAAAAAGAAGAATGTTCGCACAACAAGTTATGAATATGTATAACAGCAGACAGCCTATGGGTATTCTTGCATCATCGCCAGAGTTAATGGGTGCAGTACAAAATTACGCTGGTGGTGGTGCAGTTAAAGGTTATCAAGATGGTGGTGTTCAATCTATAGCCGATTCTTTTAACGAAAGAGGTTTTTCTGTTCTTGCTGTTCCTACAATTTTAAAACAAAATCCAAACATAACATACGATAAAAATCTTAAAAAATTTATACCTAAAGATAATTTAAACAGAAGTCTTGATTTACCTGCTGAATCACAAATGGATAAAAAAGAAACACAGCAAGACAAAAATTTAAAAATAATTAAACAACAAGGAGAATTTGGAGTAACTCCAGAAAAAGAAAACATAATGCAAGTTGATGATTTTCAATCAGATACACAGCCTAAATTTGTTGCACCAGAAGCACAATTAGACGATGCACCAGGTAAAATTAATCAAACAACTGAAAATATATTAAAACCAGCAGACGATAAACCAGCAGATGATAAACCTAAAGACACAAAGAAATCTAGTTTTCTTACTGATGTAGCGAGTAGCTATGAAGCTTTCAAAGACAAATTAACAAAGATAGATAGACGATATGAAGTAGATGAAGCTAAACGAACAAACTATATGCAAAAAATAGAATCTTTGATGGAAGAAGAAGAGGACGAAATAAACCTTGAAGATGTAGATAAAAAGGCTAGAGAAGTTTTAGACTTAAAAGAAGGACAGTATGACGATGATAGGGTAACAGCCTTTTGGATGTCCATGATCAAAGGTGGTTTAGCTACAGCGGCAGGAGAGAGTGAGAATGCTCTTACAAACATATCAAAAGGTTTACTTTTTGGTGTTGAATCTTTTGGTAAAGACTTAAATCAAATCAATCAACAAGAAAGAGAAGACAGAAAAAGTCTTGCTAAAATAAGATATGATCTCATGAAAGATGAGAAAGCTGCAAAAATAGCAGAAAGAACCTTAAAAATACAAGCATACGGAGAACTTGCAAAATTAGAAGAAAACAAGTTTCAATTTAAAACAGAACTAGAATATAAAACAGCAAGAAATAAAATTACAGATGAGTTAGCGTTTGCTAAGTTAGATTTAACCGCGGCTCAAGCTCTACAGTCCATGAAGTTAGAAGCTGAAACTTTTGATTTAAAAGTTCAAGAGCTTGCATTAAATAAGAAAAAACAAGACGATTATGTAAAGCTCACTGAAAAACAACTTAGTGCACAATTAAGAGATAAAGCATCAACAAAAGAGATTAAGAATATCTATGCTTTGGGTGCTGACTACGCAACATACGAAGATGGTCAATTCACATTTACCGATAAAGGTAAAGCCATGTTAATTGCTGCAACAACAAATAAAACTAAATTTACTGATCTAGTAACAACTGCTAAAGCAGTTGCGGCTAATAAAAAAATTAAAGGTTATAGCTATGATACTGTAGATAAAGCAGAGGATGCTTACTATTATTACGAAGGTATTACTAAACCAGCACTTGAAGCTTTGGTTAAAACTACTAAAGATAGATTAGGTGGTATTGATAACGATGAATACAGAAAACAAGAAAAAATTATATTACAACAATTTGCAAAAGATACTGGTGGTACTTTAGATACTACTACAGGTGGTGGTAGCTTTAGAAAAATGCCACAAGCTGTAATAGATAAAAATTATAATGAAGGTGACACATTTACTAGTAACGGAATAAAATATATTGTAGGTCCAAACAATACTTTTACAGAGGCTAATTAAATGGCGGAACAAGATCTAGGTTTAGATCTAAGTGTTAAACAGGCAGATCAAGAAGATTTAGGCTTAGATTTAAGTGGACAAATAGAAAATCAAGAAGATTTAGGTTTAGATTTATCAACAAAAGAAATTGATATTAACGAACCAAGCACCGATGAAGGTTGGGCAAAAGAACTAGGTGAAGGTTTTATTGAAGGTCTAACCAAAATTCCACAAGGTATTGTTGAATTAGGTCTTGAAGGTGTTGATTATGTTGCAGACACACAACACGCTAGACAGTTTAATCTATGGGCAGATAAAACAAGAAAAGACTTTGGTATTGATCCTGAAGGTGCTGTAGGCACTATCACTTCGGGTTTAACACAGTTCGCTATCCCTGGCTTGGGTGCTGCCTCTCTTGTAAGTAAATTATCTAAACTTGGTAAACTGCAAAAAGCTTACAGAACTGGCGGAAAAAGTTTAGGTAAAAAATCATCCTTAACTAAAACACAAAAAGTTGCACTGGCTACACAACAAGCTGTGGCAGCAGGAGTTGCTGATGCTGTGGTCACGACTGACGGTACACAGACCATTGGTGATTTCTTCGATGGTGGCTTTACAGGAACAGATGTTTACAATGTTGCCGATTCAGGATCCGAGGACGCTGCTCGTAGAATAGGTAATAGATTTTCTTTGTTGATAGAAGGTGGTTTGTTGGCTGGTACGATACCTCCAGTGTTGTCAGGACTAGCAAAAGGAGCAGTAAAAGCTGGTGCTGCCAGAGTTCCAGGAACCACGATTACAGGTGCAGATGTTGTTACTCTTGGAGGCACAAAAGTTATCCGTGCAGGTGCAGAAAAAGCCACTAAATACATCGCAAAGCTTGATGATTTAGACTACAGAAGAGGTTTGATAGATGAAGAAACAGGTGAAGTTGTAAGAAAAATGACTGCTTTTGAAAACTTTAGTTTTTTCTTAGCAAGAAATCTTAGAAGTAGAGGAGCTTTGTTAGGAGCTAGAACAGGTGTTCAGCAACAAGAGACAACAAGACAAATAAAACTTTTTGACAAAGACACTAATAAAGAAATCTTATTTAATGGAGAAAAAAGATCTTTTGGTTCCGAACAAGAAGCATATGCTAGTTTAAAAGCATTGTCTGACGAGGAAGTAAAACAACTACCAGAGTTTAAAAGCATAGAAGAGTCAATTGTTAGGAGCACAAAAGAATCACCAGAATATAAAGATCTTCAATATCAAAGAATGAGAAATGCTGATGATCCTAACATAGATTCAGATTTAATTGACCAACAACAAAGAATGGTTAACAAGGAATTAGAAGATGCTCAAAAAGAAATAACTCAGCAATACTATCTTGGTCGTGAGCAAAAGACCAAAGCAATATCAATGAATGTGTCAAAAGGCATAGCAGGAACAGAAGAAACTATAGACAGTGCTAAACTTTTTTCACTTATTGGGCCTACTCAAGAAGCTGGTTTTAAGGTAGCCACAGACCAATTTAAAAGATTAGAAAAAGCGATAGACAAAGCTTTAGCAAAGCCTGAATACATAAATCAAAGTAATCTTTCAAAAGAAAAAATATTAAATAATCTGTATGACTACTTTACAGGCAAGACAATAGTATCCGAAGAAAACTTGTTTAAAGAAATAGGAATACCAAGAGAATTAAAAATTCCAATACAAAACATGGTGAAGTTAAAAAATAATTTAGCTGAAAACATATTAAAGTCTGGAGCTATTAAAAACTTAATGTCAGCAGAGGAAATAATAGCAAAAGTCCCTCGTCCACCTAAAAAAGAAGTTTATACAGGAGGAGCCAATCCCCCTAAAAACTGGAAAGGCACAGTTGAAGAATGGGAAGATCAAAAGTTTCTTGAATTCAAAAGAAAACAAGGTGTTCCTACAAAAGAAGATATTGTTAGAGCTATCGAAGATAGTATGATTAAGCCTGACGGAACACACAAAGGTGGTTTTTTTGTAACTCGTTATAGAATAATGGAGGACAATAAATACAAATTAACTGAAGATACCATTGATAATGTAATGGGTATGTTTGGCTTTACAAAAACAAAACAAGGCACTTTTAGAAAATCAGCAAAAAAAGATATGTTTGATGAAAAGACTATGCAAAATATGTATAAGAACATAGCTAAAACTTTTTCTGTGAGAAGAAAAAAATTAGATGAGTTGATAAATAAGGCAACTTTTCGAGGTGCTGTTCCTCAAAAATTAGCAGAAGAAAGAGCTCTTCTAGATTATAATGCTGTGGGTAAAAAGTTCGACCCACCAACACAAAAGCAAGTAAAAAAATATATAGATCTAGCTTTTAATCAGCAAAAAGCAAAACAAGAAATAGCTAAAGATATGTCTAATTCTTTTTTCACACAAACAGCAATAGCAAAAATACCAACAACTTTGATAAACACAAAGAAACTGGACTTACCATCTCTCAAAGCTATCTATGGAGAAGTGAAAGATTTGAAAGAATCTTATGTTGGCACGATAGCAAAATTTGCTCAGTTCAATGCGACAGATAATTTTTACACTTCTTTGAGAAAAATAGCTGATGACGATATAGCAAAGAACGGTGAAAATTCTATTTTTAGAGATACAAATTTAATGAATAAAAGAGAACTTGATGAGTTCATACAATCAGATCGTGGAAAAAGATCATACGTTCTTGGAAAACAAGGAACTTCTGGAAGATCAGATGAATTAAATCTTAGTGAAACACCTTTTGGTGCAATGCACGGTATCGCTGTTCCTGCCAGTATGTGGAAAAGTATGTCACAAAATGTTTTAAATGATACAAATAATATTGCTCATGTAGGAAGGCAGTTGTATGGCAAGTTCCTTTGGTTGAAAGGATTTTCACAATACTCAAAAACTATTCTATCTCCAATCACACATGTTCGTAACATAACATCCGCTTCTTTGTTTGCAATGGCACAAGGAAACATAGGTCGTGGTGCAAATCTTGGTGAGTCTTTAAAATATGTTTTTAATGATTTAGCAGGAAGATCTGATGAAGAGCAGGTTGCTTTTCTTGCTGATTTACAAAGACGAGGAATAATAGGTAGTCAGGCTGAACTCAGAGAATTACAAGCCAACTTGCGTAGAGGTGTGGGTTATGAAAATCCAACAACGGGTAAATCTCATCTTGATAATAGTTTAGATGCCTCAAACATGGTCTTTAATCTTGGTAATAAATTCACTAGAACAGGTGGTAAGTTTTTAAAGAAAATGGAGGACTTATACAAAGGTGAGGATGATCTTTGGAAAATATATAATTATCAATTTGAGTTAAATAAACTAAAAACAGCACGAGCTAAATATATAGCTAGTGCCAAGGATGCGAATGAAGCTAAAGCTTTTACAAAAGAATTTGATGAAGTCCATTTAGGTGGTAAAAGTATGGAGGACTTTGCAGGAGACATTGTAAGAAATCATGTCCCTAACTATGATTTAACTTCAGAAGCCATAAAATCATTTAGACAATTACCTGTTGGAAACTTCGTATCTTTTCCTGCTGAAATAATTAGAACAGGTTTCAACACATTAGAAACAGCCGTAAAAGAATTAAGCAGTAACATACCAGAAGTTAGAGAAATAGGTATGAGACGATTAATGGGAGCGTTAACAACTTTCGTTGCGTTGCCAGTAGCTGTCAGAGAAATAGGAATGAGTCTATCAGGAACCAGCGAAGAAGAAATGCAAGCTGTTCAAGACTTGGCTGCACCTTTCCAAAAAAATTCTACCTTAGTGCCTGTTGGCAGAGACAAGAATGGTAATTTAGAGATATACGATTTCAGCCATACTAATCCATATGATTCTTTAATTAGACCTTTTACTGCACTTATTAGAAGTTTAAACAGAGATGGTAAGCTTGAAAGAGATGGAGTTGAAACAGTTTTTAATGCAGCAGAAGAAAGTTTCGGTGAAATTTTTCAACCCTTCTTTGATGAATCAATAATTACAGCAAAAATATTAGACATTGCACCTAAAAGCGTACCCGGTGGTAGAGGTGGTGCAACTGAAACAGGTGCACGAATATATAAAACAGGTGAGGGCGGAGATTCTTTAGGGAGTAGATTTCAAAAAAGTTTCATACATGTATTAGAAGGCATGACACCGGGTGCTTCACCTTTCCGTGTACCAACAGGTGCAGAGTTGGATGATATTGAAATGGGTAGATTTCTCCGTGGAATAACAGACCCAGAGTCTAAAGAGCCAAGCACTGGCAGACAATTTACACGACTTGGAGAAATGGTTAGAGCAACTCTCGGTGTAAACACACAGACATTTGATCCAGATAGATTAGGAATATTCAAAGCACAAGAGTTCAAAGCAAATCGATCCACGGCTGCTACATTGTTTAATAGAGTAAATAACAGAGCCGTTGTCACTTCAGAAGAATTTATAGACGCATGGACTAATGCCAACAGAGCTAGATTAAGATCTTTTAGAAAAGCAAGAAAAGACTTCTTGGGACTACAAGCATTAGGAGCTACAGAAGAAGAAGTTATATTAAGATTTAAAAAGGAAGGCGTGGGAAATAGAGAGATAGGGTCTATTATAGAAAACAGATATATACCTTTCTTTCCTAGTCGAGATGCTTTTTTAGAAGCTGAAGAAAAAGGTCACAATATGCCAGTGGATGAATTAGAAGAACTTTACAATTCTTTTGATGGCATACCAATAGATCCCATAGAAGAAACAGAAGAAGTTTCAGAACTAACAACACAAGAACCTGTTCAGAAAGCAGAACCTGTAACAACTAATGTGCCTCCATCGCCTGTGGCAAGTGCACCTCAAGTATCACCTGTGGCAAGAGATATAAACACAAGATTAGCCACGCTACTAAACCCCAATGATCGAATCATTGCAGAAAGACAACAAAGGAACATAGGATGAAACTATCAGATAATTTTTCATTAACAGAATTTACCAAATCACAAACAGCAGAAAGAAAAGGTATAGAAAACAGTCCAAACGAAATCCATATCAAA